ATGACATTTGCACTGTATCTAAGAGTTGAAAACAGTGTAGGCGGTATAGGCTGTACAGATAAGCAATTTATTCAAGCCTGCCATGATTATATATTTATACATCAAGCTAGGCGGCATAATATTTACAGGAAGGCTAGGCATGCTTTTATTCGTGAAGGCTTGTGGCGTTTGTATGGAGCTAGGGACCTAGCCTTTGAAGATTTATTAAAGGATATGCATAAGAACAATTGTAAAGATATGCCACCCTGTGAAGGCGAATTAAAACAGGCGTGGCATTTAAATGAAATAAGTAAATATGGTGGTATGATATGAGTGATCTAGTTAAAAACATAATTGCAATGCGATTAAAGGCAACCCCACATGATGTCAGACATGGGGTTGAATGGTATGCTACAGCGCAGCGTAATTGCTTGGATATAGCAGAGTCCCACGATATGCCCTTGCGTGTTGTTGTTGGTGTTGTCGCCGCTTTATCGCCTAACAATAAGTGGTCCCGCAATATAGCTAATGCCAATGATCTTATAGGCGCGTTTATGAATGGTGATACAATGGAGTCTGTTAAGGTATCAACCTACAACACTATGAAGTTGAAGGCATGGGGTATACTGGAAACCATGCCTAGTGACCACGACACCATAAAGGCAATGTTGAATGGTCAAAAGATAGTTGCGTTTTATGAATGCATAATGGATCAGGACTCTTGCTGCATAGACGGACATGCGCGCAACATAGCCTATAATGAGCGCATAGGCTTAACCGATGATAGGACCAATATAGGTAAGCGCGAATATAGGGAGTTAGTAAAGGCTTATATAGAGGCTGCTAGGAGGTGTTCAGTAGTAGACAATGGCAAGAGGCGCAGAATGAAGCCTTATGAATTACAAGCTATAACGTGGACAGTATGGCGCAAACAGTGGGGTATAGTATAATGATCTATCAAGTCTATCTTTCAAGCCAAGGCGGCAAGCCTTTTGCGTTTTACGAATTGGACACTATTGAAAAGGCAACGGCCAAGGCTAAGCTATACCCCAAGCTAGTCACTAGCATTGTAAGAGTCCCAATAGATGACTCAGATTGTGAGACATATGAAGAGTCATATGGTCAACATAGGACTCACCCTTACTGATTGCGAGTAATAGCAGAAGGGCAAGAGGGGCAAGGCTTAGGCTTTGCTCTTTTTGTTGTTGTGCAATGGCTTATCAATAGTTGAATGCTTGTGCATATGTGGGTTGTTATATTGTAACAACTTGCGAATCATATGTGGGGTGCAGGCGAATCGCCTCCTCTCGTGCAAGATTTTCTTTTGTCAATCCCTTGACATTCCCGTGGGACCCTCCAGATGATTCGCGAATCGGTTGCATCGGCCCGTTAACCACACCTGAATCCAAAAGAATAAATTACTTTTGTACAACATCGGCAATAATCCGCCTACTAAAAGTTACAACAAAGGAAATAAACTACAAAAAAGAATCATTAGTTATCAACGACATATAAAATAGTTAGTAAATAGTTAAAGTTTTTACTTGTGAAATATTGATTTGGGTATATATAGTATAGTAAGACACTTACTTAAGTTACTACATAAGATTATATAACTACTCAGTACTAATAACTAGATAGTTATATAACTTAAGTTAGTGTAAAGTTTTTTATACTACATAGTATAATACTTTTCTTGTCGTTATCTTAAGTATAACTTAGGTAATGGCAGTTATCCCCCTCGTCTAACCAAAACGAACATTCCCAATACATAGAGTAATACGTGGTTTTGCTGATGGACTTGGGGGAATATTTATTACCTTCCTAAGTAACCTTCTTATTGTCGTTAAGCCCGTAAGGGCGGGAACCATACATTATGGCTGAAGCATTACCCTACAGTAGAAAAGTAGAGAAGCACATCTTGGATTGTATCCAAGGTGGTGTTGCTATACGTCAAATGATAGCTTCTATGCAACACTTACAGAATGCACCCAAGTCACTTTCCACTATGTACAAGATATATGGAACATACATTGAAGGTGAACGTGCTAAGATCAATGGTATGGTCGGTAAGAAAGTCATTGAGCAAGCGATGGATGGTGACTTCAAGTCACAAGAGTTGTTCCTACGTTCTAAGGGCGGGTGGTCACCTACACATACAGTAAACGAAGTTGAACAAGAGATTGACCCTGACCTAGACCAAAGTGCAACCGACACACTTATGTCGCTAATGGGATATGATAACGATGCCCCCGAAGAATACCAAGAAGCCAGCACATGCGCCTGTGGCGAAAAGGATTACTGCCAGTGTTCTGAGGGGATTGCCGCAGAGTAAGGTACAAGACCTCTTTAATCAACTAGGCCCAGATAAAGTAGAAGAGCTTCAGCATGACTGGATGTTCTGGGCTAGAGACAATCAACTGGAGCCTAAAGATGCCGATTGGAATGTTTGGTTTATTAACGCTGGTCGCGGATTTGGTAAGACTCGTTCTGGGGTAGAGTGGGTACGTGAGAATGTAAAACGTGGTATCAAACGTATTTCTGCTGTAGCCTCTACTAACTCAGATATCGAACGTGTTATGGTTAAAGGTGAGTCAGGCTTTCTATCGGTATGCTGGAGAGGTGACAAGACCCACAAGGGCAAGAAGATGGGGTTTCCTGAGTGGTCCCCAACTAAACGTACACTGACATGGGAGAATGGAGCGCAAGTGCAGTTCTTCTCCGCAGAGGAACCTGAGCGTCTACGTGGTCCTCAGTTTGAATTAGCATGGTGTGATGAAACCGCTGCTTGGAACAAGGATATGGATACGTGGCAGATGCTACAGTTCTGTATGCGTCTAGGTAAGCATCCTCGTATCATGGTTACTACAACCCCCAAACCAACTAAGTTAATCAGGCAGATACTCAAAGACCCTAAGACTGTAGTTACTACAGGTAGTACCTTTGATAACTCAGCTAACCTAGCTACTACATACATAACTGCTGTTAGAGAACAGTACGAAGGAACTAGGCTAGGTAGGCAAGAGCTTTACGCAGAAGTCCTAGAGGAAGCCCAAGGCGCTCTCTGGACTACAGCTATGTTAGATGACTGTGTGATTAAGAATGATGACGTACCTGACTTAGCTCGTATTGTCGTTGCACTTGATCCAGCCGTTACATCTAATGCTGAAAGTGACATGACAGGTATTGTTGTCGCTGGCATTGATATCAATGGCATTGCATATGTCCTTGGGGATTATACTGATAGGCTATCTCCACAGGGATGGGCCACTAAAGCTGTTAAACTGTATCATCACTACCAAGCTGACCGTATTGTAGCGGAAGTTAACCAAGGTGGTGATATGGTTAAGACCACCATTTATGGTGAAGACGATAGTGTATCATACAGGGCTGTACGGGCTTCTAGGGGCAAGTACGCTAGAGCGGAGCCAGTATCAGCCTTATATGAACGTGGGCTTGTTAAGCACGTATCTAATCCCCCTGATGGGTCATCACTAAACGAACTAGAGATACAAATGAGAACGTGGGAGCCTTTAGGTCGAATAGGTTCCCCTGACAGATTAGATGCCTTGGTATGGGCAATCACAGACCTTTCTCTTAACGGATACGCCAAGCCACAACTGACCCTCGCTTACTCAAGTGCTAAGGGACTTTCACAGAAATAATATTGGAACCTAACTCATGGTTAAGAAGCTCTCAGAAGCCGCAGCTAAAACCACTCTTGGTGTTGCTGGCGATAACACACATAACGGTCAAATCCGTGCTGATGAGTTTCTCCCTGAGCTTCGTGGTAAAAAGGCTATACGTAAGTACCGTGAGATGCGTGACAATGATAGTACCGTTGGTGCTGTCATGTATTCCGTTGAGCAAATACTTCGTGATGTAGACTTACACGTTAAGCCTGTTGACGACAGTGATGCAGCTAAGGTTGAGGCTGACTACGTAAAGAGTGTGCTTGATGATATGGATCATACACTAGATGACCATGTTGCAGAGGCTCTGTCGTTTCTGTCGTATGGCTTCGGTTGGTTTGAGGTTGTATACAAGAGGCGTGTTGGACCTAAAGAGCGTTCTAACAAGAAGAACTCTAAGTATACAGATGGTCGCCTTGGTGTACGTAAGATTGCAGCCCGTGCGCCTTGGACTATTAACAAGTTTGACGTAGAGCAGAAGACTGGTGATGTTTTAGGCATTGAGCAGGCTGTCGGCATTATGAGCGGTAAGAATTACATTCCTGTGAATAAATCACTGTATTACCGTACCACCTCAATTAATGGTGATCCCAGTGGCCGTTCTATTCTTCGTAACGCTTATACTTCTTACGAGTATCTTAATAACATACAATCTATTGAAGCAATTGCAGTTGAGCGAGAGTTGGCTGGTATTCCTGTTGCTCGTATCCCTGCTGAGTATCTATCTGGAGATGCTTCTGCCTCACAAGCAGGGTTCGTCAATGACTTGCAGCAAATCCTACGTGACGTTAAGTTCAATGAGCAAGGCTACATTGTATTGCCTTCCGACACCTACCCCGATAAAGATGGAGCGCCTTCCTCCACAAGATTAGTTGACATTGAGCTTATGGCATCTAATGGTAAACGTAACATTGATATCAACCCTATCGTTAGCCGTTACCAACATGACATTGCCCGTTCTGTCTTATCTGAGTTTCTTTTGCTTGGTTCCTCTGGGGGCTCTTACGCCCTCTCCAAGTCAAAGACAGACCTGTTCCTCCGTGCGCTTGAGAGTTACATTCAAGCTATCGTTGATGTTCTCAACAAACAGTTAGTTGAACGTCTATGGCAGTTGAACGGT